CGTAACAGCCCAAAATAACTCGGCTGGTACTATTAGTCCATTATTACTCATCGGAGGATAACCGCATGGCAACAACTTACAAGGTTCTAGGGCAATCAAACCCTTCAGCAACTACCGCTACGACTCTTTACACCTGCCCTGCCTCAACTCAGACGGTTATCTCAACCATCACCATCTGTAATCAGGCTGGCACAAGCGGCACATATCGAATCGCAGTTCGCCCAAACGGAGCGACTTTAGCAACTGAACACTATGTTGTTTACGATGCAAGTATCGCAGCCAATACAACCACGGCTTACACCCTTGGTCTTACCATTGATGCTTCAGATGTCGTAACTGTTTACGCATCATCTACAAGTTTCTCATTTAGCGCGTTCGGAAGCGAGATAGCGTAATATGGCGATTACCACCAATGGTCGCGCTGGTGCAACCCTCGCCGTATCAGCCGACCTAGCAGCAACAATCTCTGATGAGTCTGGAACTGGCGTAGTTGTATTCAACAATAGTCCTACCTTTGTAACTCCTACTCTTGGAACTGCCGCAGCCACGGCTATTGAGTTAGGTCACGCATCAGATACAACTATTGCTCGTTCTGCTGCGGGAGTTATTACTGTTGAAGGTGTTGTTGTAGATACAATTTCGGCAGCAAACACTCTTACCAACAAGACTCTTACTAGCCCAACAATCAATAATGCTGTTTCAGCATATCCAATTCTAAAGTCTCCAGAAGAAAGATTGACCGTATCTGCTACAGCAGCGGCAACAACAGTTCAATTTGATGCTCTCACTCAAGGCGTTCTTTACTACACATCAAACGCTACTGCTAACTGGACTCTCAATGTCCGCGGAGATAGCGGAACCACTCTCAACTCCATACTCACAACGGGCGATTCAATCACTATTGTTTTCTTGGTTACACAGGGTTCAACTGCTTACTACGGTTCTGCTCTAACTATTGACGGAACTTCAGTTACTCCTAAGTACATAACAGGCACAGCGTTCACCGCAGGAAACGCATCCTCAATTGATTCTTATGTTTACACTATTATCAAGACAGGAAGCGCTACCTTTACGGTACTAGCCTCACAAACTAAGTTCGCGTAAGGGAGTCGGCTTATGCCAATTATTGCCAGTCGCGCTTCTGCGGCTCACGGTGCGGGTTTCTCGCGTGTAACAGTTCCGCCTTATGCTGGTCCGTTTGGCGCTTATGATGCTTTGGCTTCCGTAACCGTTCCATCTGGCGGAGTTGCATCTGTAAATTTTGCGGCTATTCCAACAGAATATAAACATTTGCAGATTAGAGTAACTCAATTGAATAGTACTACCGCATCAACAATCTTGCGAATAAATGGCGACTCGGGTTCCAATTACTCACGCCATTATCTTTATGGTAGCGGTTCTGTCGCTGGCTCTGCTGGAGTTGGAAGTCAAACAGGAATTCCTGTTGTGTATAACGAATCAACTACTTATGCGGCTGTTGGTATAATTGATATTCTTGACTATCGTTCAGTCATTAAAAATAAAACAGTTCGTTCCCTTGAAGGCTATGATGCAAATGGGTCAGGTTATCTGTTCTTTTATTCAGGTTCTTGGATGAACTCATCATCTGCAATTACTTCTCTTACCTTGTCACCTGATGGCGGAACCTTTAATCAATTTTCCTCCTTCGCACTTTACGGAGTTAAATAAATGGCAACTAATACTCATGTGGCATTAAATAAAGTAACAGTACGAACTGCTACGCCTTCAGTTACTTTTACTGGTATTAGTGGGGCTTATACTGATTTGGTTATTATCGCTGCTGGAAGTTTAGCAACCGCAGGAACTCTTGCAATACAATTTAATGGAGATACCGCATCAAATTATTCTAGAACAGAAATCTACGGTGATGGAACATCTGGTGCATCTTACCGTGAGTCAAGTCAAAGTACTCAAAATTTTGCCTTATGGGATACAGTACAAAGCAATCTTATTACTCATATTCAAAACTATTCAAATGCAACAACCTATAAAACACTATTAACTAGATATAATCGCCCATCATCTAATGTCGGAGCAAATGTTGTTTTGTGGCGCAAGGCTCCAGAAGCAATTACATCTTTAACAATTACTGGTAGTTCTAATATTGCAGTCGGCTCTACCTTCTCGTTGTACGGAATCCTCGCAGAAGGCACAAGCCCTGCACCTAAAGCAAGTGGTGGTGCAGTCTATTCAGACTCAACTTATTACTATCATGTTTTTGGTAATTCAGGAACCTTTATTCCTTCACAGGCTCTTTCTAATGTTGATTATTTAGTAGTTGCTGGCGGTGGCGGTGGGCGACCTAGAATCGGCGGCGGTGGTGGTGCAGGTGGTTACAGAACTACTGTAGGAACTTCTGGCGGCGGTGCAAGTGCCGAATCTAAAATTTCACTCTCTAGCGCAACTTCGTACACAGTTACTATAGGCGCGGGCGGTTCAAGTTCAAGTAATGGTTCTGATTCTTCAATCAGCGGCTCTGGTTTGACAACAATTACATCTGCTGGCGGCGGATATGGCGGATATGCCGCAGCCCAAGGTGGTGCAAGTGGCGGCTCAGGCGGCGGCGGGGGCGCATCTGAATCTGCTAGTGGTTCATGGGCTGGCGGCGCAGGAACAGCAGGTCAAGGTTTTGCAGGAGCCGCTGGAAAAAGCGGAAGCGATGCGTTTAGTGTTGGACATAGTGGCGCAGGTGGTGGCGGCGCTGGAAGTGCAGCCCCAGCACTAAATTCTACGCTTGGAGCAGGTGGCGCAGGGCTTGTATCGTCTATTGACGGAATTGCTAGAGGCGGCGGCGGCGGTGCTGGAACTCAATACGGTGGTGCGAGTTACAGTCCTGGCGGAGTAGGCGGCGGTGGTATAGGTGGCGGATATTACCGAAACCCAGAAAACGGTTACTTGAATACAGGCGGTGGCGCTGGCGGCGGCGGATATGGCGGTACTGCTGATAGTGCAACTTCAACAGGTGGTTCAGGCGTAGTCATAATTAGATACTTAAAGGCATAGGGGGATAGACAATGGCACAAAATTATGTTCTTTTAGAAACTATTGACCTTACTCAATCAGCCGCATCTGTTACTTTTGACAACTTGCCTACTTCTGGTTATTCAGACTTAAAAATAGTGATATCTGCAAGGATAGATGCAACTACACCAAACATAGAAATATCTTTTAATGGTTCAACAACTTCTTTTTCAAACAAAGTTGTTTATGGTGATGGTACTGCTGCTTTTTCAACATCCTATGCGCGCCATGTTGGATACGCAACAATGTCCTCTAATACTACAAGCGCATTTGGCAACACAGAAATCTACATTCCTGAATATAGAAGTTCAAACTTAAAATCCTTCAGTTCAGATGGAGTATCGGAAAATAATGCAATTCAGGCTTACACATCTTTCGATGCTGGATTATGGTCAAACACAGCAGCAATTACATCTATTACTTTAACTCCACAATCTGCAAATAACTTTGTAGCCAATAGCACCTTCTCGCTATACGGCGTTGCAGCAACAGGAACAAATCCAGTAACCGCTCCATTTGCAACTGGCGGAAACATTGTTGCTCAAGATGGAACTTACTGGTATCACGCGTTTTTGAGTTCAGGAACATTTACTCCAACTAAAGAATTAAGTTGCGATATATTGCAAGTTGCTGGTGGTGGTTCTGGCGGTGCTGGAACTGGAACTGGCGGCGGTGGTGCTGGCGGTATGTTGGAATTTACAAGCCAAGCCTTAACTGCTATTGCGTACACAGCAATCGTAGGCGCTGGCGGCGCTGGCGCGGGAGAGTCGGGAAGTAATTCACAATTTGCTTCTTTAACTGCATCAGTTGGCGGCGGTAGAGGCGGTAATCAGGGTACTGGACCTGCGGGTTCTGGAGGCTCAGGCGGAGGTGGTGCTTACGCAGGTGGTACTAATGCTTCAGTCGCGGGGTCAGGAACAGCAGGTCAAGGTAGCGCTGGTGGTAATGGTCAAGATTTTGGTAGCAACTCCGTTGGCGGCGGTGGCGGTGGTGGCAAAGGCGGAGCAGGTCAAGCGGCGCAAAACTCATCAACTCCTGGGCTTGGCGGCGCAGGAGCAGCATCAGCAATAGCAGGTGGCGCGGCTACTTTGTTAGGAGAATTATCTAGCGGTTCGTATTATTTTGCTGGCGGTGGTGGTGGTGCAAGCGTAACTGGAGCAACTGGCAGAGCGGGCGGAGTAGGCGGCGGTGGTCGTGGCGGCGGTAACGGCGCTCAGACTCCTGGGAGACGAGGAACTGGCGGCGGCGGCGGTGGAAATAATCAAAATTATGACCAAACATTAGGCAATGGCGGTTCGGGTGTAATTGTTATCAGATACGCAATGGTATAAAGGAGATATAAAATGTCACATTGGGCAGAAATAGATGAGAACAAAATTGTTCTTCGTGTACTCGTTGGAAATAACAGCGAGCCAGATGAAGGCGAAGCCTTTATGAATAGTCTTGGTGGTACTTGGGTCAAGACCTCATATAACGGCACTATCCGCAAAAACTATGCGGGAATTGGCTACAAATACGATGAGTCACGCGATGCGTTCATCGCACCAAAACCAGAGTGTCACCCAGATGCGGTAACCTTTGACGAGGGAACTTGCACTTGGTCTTGTCCAGATGCTTCCCATGTAATCATTATTGAAGGAGAAGAATAATGTCAGATGTACCTAAGAAACTTGTTGTTGATGTAGCCAATGGCACATCTCAATATATTGATTTGACACCTGCTGAGATTGCTCAGCGCGACCAAGATGCAGCAGCCGCGGCTGAAGCACAGGCAACCCGTGAAGCGGAAGCCGCAGCAAAAGAGGCTCTCAAGGTATCTGCTAAAGCAAAGTTAGTTGCTGGGCAACCTTTAACAGCCGAAGAAGCCGCAGTTCTCGTAATCTAATTATTCAATAGGAGTATAAAATGGCAGGTACAACAACCAAGGGTCTACGCTATCCAACAGCGGGAGACAACCCTGCCATTCATACCGACTTTCTTAATCTAGCAACAGATGTAGATACAGAGTTAAACGATTACGCCCTTCTTGCTGGAGCAACTTTTACTGGAGCAGTTACTTTCAACGCTGAAGTCAATTTTGAAGGCGCGACAGCAAATGGTTTTGAAACCACTCTTGCAGTTGTAGACCCAACAGCCGATAGAACTATTACTTTTCCAGATGCCAGCGGAACAGTTATTACGACTGGAAACCTAACAGGGATTACAGCGATAACTAGCGCAACAATTACCAGCGGAACTTTAGGCAATGCTCTTGCGGCTGGAACTTTCAAAATTACTGGTCTTGGCGATGCTTCAGAATCAACAGATACCGATGCGGTCAATGTAAAGCAGACATTAAATCTTGCTCGCACCACCATGTTGTTACTTGGCGGTATGTAATGAGTTTTACCTATTCAGGAGACCCGAGTACATCTGCTCGAAACTATGTTCGTTTTCTTCTTAACGATACAGATTCAAATGATGCTCTTTTCTCAGATGAAGAAATTTCCTATGTCCTAACCGAGTGGTCAAATGATTCTTATGAGGCAGCCCGTGAGTTGGCTGAAATTCTTATTGCCCGTCTTGCTCGTTTAGCCGATAGCACTTCAAAGAGTGTTGGCGATATTTCAGTCTCCGAGTCTTATGGTTCAAAGGTAGCGCACTATAAAGAGTTGGCTAATAGCCTAGCCCAGCGCAAGATGCGTAAGTCGCCTCCTCGCCCATGGGCTAAGACTGATGCTTTGAAGTCCACAGATGACAAGACAACCACCGATTACAATACAGACTTTGTAGTTGGTCAGATGGATAACCCAAACTCTTTCTACGAAACACGCATCGTAGAGTAGGGGGATAGCCATGGCAGATGCTATCTACTCAAAAGTCGCGGAGTTTATGACCGATACCGTGGTATTCACGGCTAAAAGCGCAGTTGATAAATACAATAAGGCTACCTTTGGTGGAGCCGTTGTTACCGCTACTGGTCGTCTTATCTATGACACAGTTCGAACACGCGATGTTCAAGGTATTGAAGTAACCGATATTGGTCGCTTTATTACCAACGGTCCTCAAACAACCATAACAGTTGCACACAGAATGGTTGTAGGCGCAGATACTTTTACTATCAATGGAGTAGACAATATCGCGGATGAAAATGGAGCGCATCACACAGTCATACGCTTCGGGCGATAACCATGGCGCAAACCTTTACTTTTGAGTTGGAAGGCGCTCAAGAACTTCGCAATATGCTGGAAGTCTCTGGTAAAGATGCTGGCAGGATAGTTGGTCAAGTAATTCTTGAAGAAGCAAATATGATTTTTGCAAAAGCCCTTGTTTTAACTCCTATTGACACAGGCGCTTTGCGTGGCTCAGGCGGAGTATCAGCGCCTATGAATACGCCTCAAGGCATCGGAGTTGATATTTTCTTTGGCGGACCAGCCGCTCCATACGCCATGTATGTCCATGAGATATTAGGTAATTATCACAATGCACCAACTCAGGCTAAATATCTAGAGCAACCTTTTATGGAGAGATTGCCAGAAATTCAAGCAAATATGGCTCGGCGTATCATTGACCTCATTAGGAAGAACGGAGCAGTCTGATGGCAACAATTCTAGAATCTATTGGTGACTACTTAGTGACCAATACTCAAGGCACCCTTGGAACAAATTTATTTTTAGCCACATTGCCAGAGTCTCCAGATGTCTGCACAGCCGTCTACGAGAACGCTGGCTCACCTCCAGCCTTCACTATGGGTTCGGGTGGAATTGTTATTGACTATCCGATGATTCAAATTATTTCCCGCGCTGGCAAAGATGATTACCCAACGGCGCGAGACAAAATTGAGGCAATTCGAAACTTGCTTGCATCGGTAACTGATGTCACAATTTCAGGTGTCACGATTTTGCGTATAGAGCCAATGGGTAGTGTAAATCCATTGGGTATAGACCCAAAACAAAGACCACTATTATCGGCGAATTTCCGATGTCTAGTGAGGAAATAACCACGGAGCCATTGGCTCCCAAGGAGAGAGTGGTAGACCCTTATGGCAGAAACGCAACGACAGACGAGTTCCAAAGATGTTGGAAGTGCGACAGACTCCTCTTTGAATCGGCAACGCGCCCGTGGAGTATTCGATGTCCTCGGTGTAAGTCAAAAAATAAATCTGGATGAGTTCACCTCTAAGTTAGAATCCCTCAATGGGAAAAAAACATTGCCTGGGCATGAGTGCGCTATGGGTAAATTGATGAGAGAGTTGCCTGAAGCCTTCTCCTCAAAACTTGCAGAAACTCTTATTAACCCTTCAATTGAAGGAACCGCAATAACAAAGGTTCTTGCTGACTTTGGGTTTGAGATGAGTTCAAATGTAGTTCGCCGCCACCGCCGTAGGTTGCAGGGCTTAGACGGATGCAAGTGTGAAAAATGAATCTAGATGATGCTCTTACTAATCTCTTAAAGACTACGGAAAACAATACGACTCAGCCTATGGAGTCGCGCAAAAGAAGTGCCGAATGGACTCCTGGAGTTTCTTGGGATGGTAATGAAGGCGTAGTAACTACAGAAGCAATGGAAGGTGATACTCACCCAGATTGGTCAGGAGTTCTTCGCATCTGGGGTCTTGACCCTGACAACTTCGCTGTTGTTGAGCCTGTCCTTTTCAATGTATGGGGAAACACCGATGGTGCGCTCAACCGCCAATGGAAAGGCAGAGTCGTTCGTAAAGGGGCTAAAGAACGCGCCGATATAGACCATCTGATTCAAGAGATACGAAAGCATAAGCCCAGAGAAAGAAAGCCACTTATTGAAGGCAGCGCTAGTT